TTTTTCTTTCTTTCTGGCTTTTTTAAACTCATTGACAGGATCTTTCAAATAAGCATCTCTAAGGGCAACTCTTCCTTTTTCAGTTAAAGAAACTGCTCTACCACTACCAGATAACAATCCAGCAGTTTTTAGTGCTAAAAGTTCTCCATCACCAATATTTTTAGGAACATTGAAAACTTTTGCATTTTTAATATCATTAACTAAATTGGCTGCAGTTACGACATCGTTTTGGTTCTTTTCAATAATTTTAAGTAAATCAATATCTTTTTGGCTTACAGTAACTTTAGCTTCTCTATTTGGTCTACCTAATCCCAAAAGCTGAATTTGCATATCAGATAAACCTAAAGATGACATTTCTACAGTGTCATTATCATTAGGTAAGTTGTTTAAAGATTGAATCGGTAAGGGCATAATTTTCTCCTATCTTGGGTTTCTGTTCAAGTGACCATTGCCATCTTGAACATTTTGTTCATATGTATTTTCAAACAAAAATTCACTCAAATCACCATGGGCTACATTTTCATTTAACCCAACGTTTTTGCTTTCAGGAGCAGGATCTTCATATGCAATACCCGTTCCTGAAGGCCCATGAAGTTTTGCTTCTAGATTAAATTCCAAATAGTTTGAAGCTTCGTCTTCTTTATATTCTGGAGATCTAAAACGATCTTGTTTGTCTAATCTTTTTTGATCAATTTCAACATCTTCTGCAGTGTCATCATATGGAACAATACGGTTAACAGTATCGCTAACACCAAAGTTGCCATAATATTGAGCCAGTCTTGTTAAATCGTTTGTAATTTTGTCGCTCGCACGATACTTACCAGACCTATCAAAACGATCTGCAAGTTTTAACAATTTAATGATTTGACCTTTATGCATAATTTTTGTTTTATAATTTTTAGCTCGTTTATCCTGCTAATTCTTTTTTACAAACCGACAAAGCATTAGCAATAGTCATATCCATATCGTAATATCTGTAATTACCAAGCCTTCCACCAATAATTAAATTGCTTGAAAATGTTTCCGAGTAGCTCTTATATTTTTCATATATTTCATTATTTGATTCATCATTAATTGGATAAAAGGGTTCGTTATCTCCTGTGTAATTCTTAGAATATTCATAGGTGATAAAGTCTTTTGTTGATTTACTTTTAGTGAAATGCCTATGTTGAATTATTCTGTTCCAAGATGTTGACTCATCAGGATAATTCATTTGTGCACAGCCTTGAAAATCTGTATTTACTTGATAATCTTTAAACTCTAAAGCTCTGTAATCTAATGTGCCAAACATATTGTCGAAATATTTTTGTATTTCGCCCGTGTATACAATCTTATTGGCTTTACATTCCCAATAGCTTCTGTCTTTAAAAAAATCTACACCTAGTTCTACATTTATATTTTCCAAGAGTTTATGAAATATTGGCGTGTAACCATTTTTTGGCACACCTTGGTAAATATCAATATCTGGGTAATAGTTGTCGTCAAATGTATATCTTATTGGTAGTCTTTTGATTATTGATGCTGGTAAGAGTTTTGGATCTCTTCCCCAATGCTTTTTAGTGTAACCATAGATTAATTTCTCATATATAGTTTTGCCTACTTGAGATAGTATATGTTCTTCTAAGTTTTTTGGTTTTTCGCAGGGAATTATTTCTCTTTCTATTTTTGCTAATGCTTTTTCAGGTGTATTAATATCAGGCCAGAGTTGATTGAGAGTTAAAAGATTTATTGGTAAAGAATAGATATTTCCATTTGAATAAGCTTTGACTCTGTGGGAATAATTTAAAAAATCTGTAAATTGGTTTATATAGTCCCAAATGTATTTTTTAGATGTATGAAAAATGTGAGGGCCATATTTGTGCAAGTGATAATCTTCATAAGGTTCTGTATAGCAATTTCCACCGATATGAGTTCTTTTATCAATCACTAATACTTTTTTGCCTACCTGATTAGCTTCATATGCAAAAATGGAGCCGAATAAACCGGCTCCAACAACTAAATAATCGTAAGACATATATATGTTTTACAAGTTTGACCCTGCCCATGGAACTCTTGAGAAATTACCTTGACCTTTTAATCCTGGATTATCATCAAAGCTCATTTCTTCGTTGCCTCTATTGTTTCTGTCATAATCATTTTTATAGACATATTCTTCTGTATGAAGCATTTGTTCTATTGTTTTATCTTGCTCATCAGGATCATATGATTCTGCAGAACTTCTGCCAGAAAAATTAGGAGTGGCAGCATCAGGATCTAAAGTATCAAGAATTGTAGTTTCATTTCTTGATCCATCTTGATCAGGCGTGTACTCATTCTTTAAGTCTTTCACATATTGATCAAAATTAGCGCCTTCAGTTAGTAAAGGAGTTTTGGCTAGATGAGCATTAGAATACTGAGCTTCATAAAAAGGGTTGTCATCTGGTCCTGACTCTGTTATTTGACCTCTGTTTCTGGACGTAAAATCTTTAGCATATTTTGTTGAAGAATAATGCAATCTTTCAGGCTTAATTTGCTCAGGGACATCATCTTCATAATCAAACTTTTGCTTATCTTTATATTTTCTGCGCTTTGATAGAGATTGTTCCATAGAGACATAAGAATCTTTGTTGTCTGTAGCTTTGGATTTATTCATACCATTTGCTGCATTTTCAAGCATAGATTTATGATCTCTCAATCTTGCTCTTAATTTAAATCTTTCTCTTTCCACTGGGTCTAAAATATCAATATTCCCAAGGATGTCATCTTCTTTTGAGGTGTGAAAGGGAACTAATCTTGCTTCAAAGTTTCTTGTTTCATCAGGATCAGGGGGATTATGTGATCTTGCCAAAACAGATTCAAATGATTGATCTGTAATAAATTGATTAAAATCACCATATGTGCTACCGCCAGGATTTCCACCAGGTGCCCATGCACCTGAACCTGCTCCACCAACACCACCAAATCCAGCAGCTGTTTTGATATTCTTTTTTGAAGACATTATTTGAAACCTCAAAGACGGATAATTATTTTATTCTTCCACCCAAGTTGATCGTCCTTGACCTTGGCAGAACTTCAGCAATTTTTGAAAAATAGGCTTCATAAGCTACAGCAGCAACAGCATCACAAATATCATCCTTATATCCCTTTAAAGATTCGATAATAAATCTATTACCTTTCCATTTCTTTTGTAAGAATAAAAATTGTATTTTTGCCTCTTTGATTTCTTCTAATGGCATTTTATTGCCTCTTAAATCAGTATATTCTCCACCAGATAAATCGTAGATATCAATTCTGTCTTCTCTCAATAAAGTTGCAAGTTCAGTGTAAATAGATTCCTTGTAATTCTTATTAAATGTTTTTTCTATAATTGGTACTCTCATATTTCTTAATTTTATTACTGATGATTGCGAGTTCCATTGGTCTATACTTACTTGTTTAAATCTAAACTTTGCATGTAGAGATAAAACATAATCTTCAACATCTTTTTCTGAAACTGGTTGATTTTTAGTTTTAGGATTCCAAAAGTGAATGTGGTCAATTACAACCCTTCTCAATGGTTTACTGTCTTTGCCATATTGTCCGTACATAGTCTCACAATGTGCTACAGCTAAAGCATAGTAGTCAGATGTTCTTGCAGGATCAATATGACAATAGTATTCAAACATTCCTGTTCCCATTTCTAATCTTTTAATCATTGACATGCTTGAGAAGAATCTATTAACATCATCTTCTGTAAACATAGGGTCAGAAGATGATGCACCAAACTCAGCACCATATTGCATTTGATATTCTGTAGGATTTTTCTTCTTTTCAGACTCTAAGAAATCTCTATCAATATTGGGATTTACAAGCCAAGTAGGACCACGCATAACAAGAGTTGAAGGATCATCTTGTCTGTTTTCATGTAAATCATAAAGCAATCCAATTGGTCCTTTAGGGTTGGAAAGCATCATCATCTTTCCATCTCTACCAAAAGTTGCAAGAGATGGTTTTAGGTCGTTATATAAATCATAGTCAAGACCAGAATCAGGATTATCGCCAGCCATAGCAGCGATTTCGTCCATGATTACACTCCAACAAGTAAGACCAACAAGACCAGATGCACTACTAGAACCGCACTTTAAAACTAATGACCCAGAAAATAAGTTTAATCCAGCGGTTTCTCTTCTTTCATTTTCTTTACGATCATTTTCAGTAAAGAATCGCATTTCCAATTCTGTGTCTTTACCAATGTAAGGTTGAAAGTATGGTGAAGCTAATACAGTTTGTTTCAATTTTGCGAAGATAGCATTCTTTGCCTGTTCCTCATTTTTAGCTACGTTTAATAGGTAAATTGCATCAAACTCCATCAATCCATATCTAGCTTGAGGATGCCCCATAGAAATGAGCCTATAGAGCTCATAAAGCCCAATAGCAGAAACTAGGAATGACTTACCAGATCTTCTTCCTAATACTAAAACTAATTCTTGAAATTTAAACCTATTTTCACACTTATTAATAATTTGCATTCTAAGTTTTGGATCAAACTCTTCAGAATACAACAAATCTTTTTCTGTTTGGAAATTGTCTGTAATTGGTCTTTCTTCTAAGAGCTCAATTGTTTTAAGCGCATCAGGATTCGTAGCATTATCTTTTTCATGAGTGTATCTCTGTGTTGCAATGTCTTGATCCATTCTATTACAAGTTAGACAAGGTGAATTAATAACGGTAAATGATGCTTTGAATGGTCTGTTTTCTTTGTGCATTTCAACAGACTTTTCTTCATTCTTTCTTACAAAATCCCAAACGCATCCATTACATCCAGCTCTTTCTTCTTCAGGTATGTCTTGAATTACAAGTTCTGTATTGCCTTCTTGCCCCATATAGAAGCACTTTAAAATAAGCCTTTGTAGTGGGTATGGCTTTAAATTACAAAAATAGGGATGCTCAATAAAGGTAACGATATCTACAATTTGATCAGGGTTAAATCTTGTCTTTACTGGCTTTTGAGGTGGCGCAACTTCAGATCTTACACTCGGAGTAAGCTCATCCAAAAACTCTTCAGCATATTCAGAGTCTTTAAACTTTTCTGATGCTTGATTTGCTTGTTGAATTAATTGCTGCCTTACTTCAGCTTGTGTCAGTGAGGCCTTAGATGCGTTTTTTCTCATTAGTTTTCTTGCTTAAGTTTTTCTCTAAGCTTTTTCAATTCGTCTCTGATTATTCTTTTGTCAAGTTCACTTTCAAACCTGTCGTGCAATTCAGCTAAAATCTCAAAGATGTTAATTGAAAAAACTCCTTGATTGTCTCTTTTTTCTTTAATATCTAAAATCTTGCTAATAAGTTTTTCAACCATAGCGGCTCTTTTGAGTTTTAGATCATTATTTTTACTACAATCAATTCCTCTAACATCATCAAGCTCAACCATTAGTGCGGTGAGGGCTAATTGATTTTCTCTAAATATCCAAGGAGCAATTAACTCTTCTTGGTGTTCGTAGCTTTTAAGGCCTGAAGTCATTAATTTCTTAAAATCACAATGTTGATCCATGTGAGTAGAAACTTGAGTCCAGTTTAGTCTTGCATTAAAATGTCTTTCAAAAAACTTAATTACAGACTGAGGCTTTTTACCACTTTCAAGATATACGTGTTCTGCAAGGTTACGAAGGTGAGAACTACATATAGCACATCTTACCTCTATAAATTGAGGATAAGTGACATCTCCCATGTGGTCAGGAGGGAGAGGAATTATAGGCTCGTCTCCTTCTTTAATATCTTTGAAATATATGAATGATTGTTCAGGGAGATTATCAGAAGCTTGTACTAGCGAATTGACGATGTTGTCTTTAGAGTTTGCCATATTAATTATTTTTTACAGATAAAAGAAAACCCGTCGAAATCGACGGGTTTAAAGTAGTTAAATAATAATTAAAAGTCTAATGCTCTTTTTAATCTTTGGTAAGGGGAAACAGTGTCAGCTGCAGATACGATAAACTCATCTGCGATTCCAAATGTTTCATAATTTCCCTTAGTATACTTGTCTGAAGAAGATGTGCCAGCAGATAAATCAACTGTTGCTTCGCCTCTTCTCATGGCAACTTTAAAAACTTTATTTGTTTTATCAGAAGCTGTAATAACTGGTCTTTCGTTTTGAGCAACTAATACTGAGTTTAAAAGAGCTTCTTCAACCCATGGTTTTAATTCAGTGTGAAGATTATGCTTGCCATTAGCAGATGTCTTAGCTAATTCTGCCAATCTTATCCATGAATCAAAAGACTTTTCATCAGTCTTGACAATTGCATAAGGACCTGAACAAAGTCTTTTAGCAAACTCTTTAGCACTTAATTTTATTAGACTTCTTTCTATAATTGGAGCACAATCGGCGTACTTGGTAGGAACAACAGAAACTTCGATTGTATTATTCTCAGCAACTTTTTCATTTGTATCAAATACTTTAGATGCAACTCTTCTAGCTAAATCAATGTCAAAGTTCTCTACTGCTAAAAGTTCAACAACATCGTTCTTGCTTAAACCTTTGTCTTTGAGATTTGAGGCCATTCTTTTAGCTACAAGGTAAGCACCATCAGCGTGTTGCTTTAATTCATTGCGCCAATTGTAAATAAAGTCATCATTATTTTTTTCGGACACTTTAAGACTCCCCTTAAAATAAATTTGCAAATCTATATGTAAAAAAATAAACCCCTCGACAAATCTAGGGGTTTAAGTAAATTAGCATACCTATATAGTACAAAAAATCTTACTAAAATATTCCATCGGTTTTGTAAGTTTCGCCTAATATGCTTCTTAGTTTATCTAAAGCTCTGTCCAAACGTTTAGAAAAGGCTGCTTGCTGTATTCCAAGTTTAAAAGCAGCCTCCTCTTGTGTTAGTTCCTGAAAGAAATATAATTCAACCGCTTCTCTCTGTTTTTCATTAAGCTGACTCATAGCTTCGTCAATTACAATTTCATTATTGATTCTATTAAATGGATCAAAATATGTATGTGTTACTGGATATTCATGTATTTCTAATCTCGTATCAAATGTACTTTTGAAATGAGAAGCTAAAGCATGATCAATTCTTGTAGATAAATAATATGAAAAATAGCTAAGAGATGGGTCGTAATTTTTACTTAACTTTTGAAGTGCAAATATTGACTCATGAGCCAGATCTTCCCTGAAGGTTACTAAGCTTTTGTCTTTATTAACACATCTTGAAATGGAAGAAAATATTAAAGGCTTGTAAAAATTGTAAAGCTCAATCAAAGCAGAACTGTCATCTTCTTTAATTTTCTTGACCAATTCATTTATGTATATATAATGTTCGTCAATCATCATTATAGTTATACGTCATCACC